AGCAAACTTTATTAAAAGTACAATCTGCAATGGCTTTGGCATCAGGTGCACAAGCAGTAGGGGAAAGCATTGATAGTTTCAAACAATTAGGAGCAGTTTTAAAAGCTAATTCTATTGTACAAAAAGGAGTAAATATTGTTACTGCAGCATACAATGCTATTATGGCTGCCAATCCTGTTATGGCTATTGTGGCAGGAATTGCAGCTTTAATTGCAATCGGTTATAAGTTAATTACAATGTTTCAGGAATCTGCTGCAGTAAATGATAAAGCAGCAGCAGCAACCAAACGGAATACTGCAGAATTAAATAAACAAATAATTGCAAATGACAGAGCAAGTGAATCACTAAAAACAAAAAACGGTCACGAGCTTAATATGGCTAAAGCATCAGGTGCAAGTGCTGAAGCATTACGAAAGTTAGCATTAAAACACGCAGATGAGGAAATCGCATTAGAGAAAGCATCTTTAGCAACTGCTAGAAATACATACGAAAAGGAGAAAAATACATTAGCGAGTTATAAAAACGCAGGCGTTAGTGATGAGTTAATTGCTAAGCAAAGAGAGTTAGTAGTTGAATCACGCAAAAACCTACAAGAAGAATACAAAGACTTAGCAGACGCTTACAAGAATAAACAAGCAGTTGCAAGAGCAAATCAAGTTGAAGTCAAACAAGAACAAACAGATTTAAAGCAAAGTAAAATTGATGCAGCTAAAGAAGCAAATGATAAAATAGCGGATGATCAAAAAACAGCAGATGAAAATCTAAAGCGACAAAAAAAAGAAAATAATGAAGTAATTGCTAAAGCAGATGCTGACGCAAAATTACTTGAGATACAAAGAAAAAACGAACTCATCCAACTTGAGCAAGATATTTCAGAACAAAATTATTTAAATACTTTAAGCGATAAAGAAAAAGAAGAACTTGCGATACAAGATAAATACTTTACTTTAGAAACATTAGCAGAAGGAAATAAAGATGCATTAGCAGAAATAGAACTTGCTAAGATGAATGAGTTGAATGATATCAACTTAAAGTATCAAGATATAGAACAAGAAGCTAGAGATAAAAAAGCAAAAGCTGATAAAGAAGCTGCTAAAAAAGAACTTGAAGAAGCAAAGGCAGTAGCAGAACAAAAGGCTGCTATTCAAATGCAAGGCTTAGATACGGCATTGCAAGGTGTTCAGTTAATCAAGGGTTTATTTGAAAAACAAAAAGGAGTACAGAAGGCAGCAGTAATTGCAGAGTCGGCAATTGGTATTGCTAAAATGATTATTGCAAACAAATTAGCAAACGTTGCAGCACTGGCAACACCACAAGCAATAGCATCAAGTGGAGTTTCGGCAGCACCTGTAATTGCAATGAACAACATATCCACAGGAATAGGGATAGCAGCTAATATAGCAGCAACTGCTAAAGCATTAAAAACTTTAGGCGGTGGAAGCCCACCAAGTTCTCCTTCAGGTGGCGGTGGTGGAGCAGGTGGAGTTATGTCACCAAACTTTAACGTAGTAGGAAACTCAGGTCTTAATCAACTTGGGCAACTTCAGCAAAAACCTATGAAGGCTTATGTAGTTTCAGGTGACATGACAACTGCACAAGCATTAGATCGCAACAGAATAGAAAATGCAACATTAGTACATTAATTAAGTTTAGAAAATATGAAAATTGTAGAATTAGTAATAGACGAAAAGGATTCATTAAGCGGAATTGACGCAGTTTCTGTAGTTCATTCTCCAGCAATCGAGGAGAACTTCATTCACTTATCAAAACACGAAGTAGAATTAAAAGAAATAGACACTGAGAAAAAGATTCTTATGGGTGCTGCATTAGTTCCTGATAAGCAAATCTACAGAGTCAACGAAAAGACGAAAGAGGAATACTACATTTATTTCAGTGCTGACACAGTACGCAAAGCATCAGAGTTATTCTTAATGAACTCAAATCAAAATAACGCTACCTACGAACACGACAAGAAGTTAAAAGGAATGTCAGTCGTAGAATCTTGGATCATTGAAGATGACAAGCACGACAAATCAGTAAAATATGGATTTAGTTTACCAAAAGGAACGTGGATGATTTCCATGAAGGTAAATAACGATGAAGTTTGGAAAGACGTAAAGGAAGGTAAGGTAAAAGGATTCTCAATCGAAGGTTACTTCGCAGACAAGTTAGAAATGTCGCAGATTACTGAGGAGGATATGTTAATCGAAAAAATTAAACAAATAATAATTGAAAATGAAAACAACTAAAGAATTAATTATTGCAGACATTACTGCAAAGGTAGAAGCTAAATTATCAAATCATAATATTGATTTGGCTACAGCACAAGATTTAAATAAATTATACGGGCAAGCTGTTTCGATGGCAAATGATTTGCTTGGTGATACTTTAGGGAGGGTTAATGCTTTAAAGCAAGTATTAAAAACAAAGGAAAATAATGCTATAAAATTAATAGGAGATTTAGATGGGGCTTTAATTGATTTAGAAAAAAAAGCAAAAGAGTTAGGGTTTGATAAAAATCAATCTAAAACTTATGTAGATGGTAAAAAAGAATTAGACGCTTTATATAAAGGCGTAAAATATGTTACAGATATATCAAAATCATTGAAATAATTACAATAAATAAAAAAAGGCCAAGCATAATGTTTGACCTTTTTTTTATATTAAAAATCATATAAACATTGTTCTGCGTCTTCATTATTATCATACCACTTTTTATTAGATTCTTCTCTCACTTGTTTATAAGATTTTATTTCACCTTTTTGCATTCTAAACCATTTATTTTCATAACACACTTCAAATCCACTATCTCTCATCATCAAAATTAAAGTTTCTCCATCATTTGTTTTTATTCCAATTGGAGAATATATTTCCTTTAAAATTAAATTACCGTTTTCACTTACTTCTATTTTCATACATATAAACTTAAAAAATTATATGCAAATATAAAATAAAAATACAACAAAACATAAAATATATAATTTATATCAAAAAGACATATGATTGAGATAGCAATTCCATTATGGATTATAGCCTTTAGTTTAATGAAAATTAGTATAAAAAACACTAACAAATGAAAGATAAATTTAAAACACCAAGTTACTCTAGTCCAAAAGGAGGACGCAGAGGATGTCTATGCGAAAACGGAAAATACTCTGTTAAATGTTGTGACGGAAGTCTACAAGCACAAGGCATAGGAATGACTACAGGAACTGAAAATGTTACGGTAACAATTAGTTCAGGAGTTACTACGATAGTTCGTCAAAACGGATAAAAATACAACAAAAGAAATATTAACAAGTTTTATAAAAAAAAGAACAATGGGATTAAACGAAGTATTTAAGAAAGTAGCAGATATCGAAAGTAACGCTACAGAGTTAGCAAGTCATAAAATTGATTTAGGGTTAGTAGAAGATTTAGCTAAATTATTAAATAGAATGAAAGCTATTGATGCTGCATTAATGAAATCAACTCAAAAATCAGTAAACTCTTTAAGTGCATTTGCTAAAGTACAAGGTGATTTAAAAGATGCTTATGCTACTGCATCTTTGGATGCGGATGATGCAGAAAACGATATTAAAGAAGCAGTTGCTTTAATTGACAAAGTAGCAAAACAAGCAAAAGATTTAGGCTTGAATCCAAATGACGTTAAAGGCACTCAAGATATAGTAAAAATTACAGCTAATCTTGAAGATACAATTAACACTTTAAAGAAAAATGAATCAGATATCAAACAAATCCTGTCAATTTAAATAAAAACGAAAAATGAAAAATAGCACAATTAACAAAATCAAAGCACTTTTAGGAATGGAAGTGAGTTTAGAGATGATGAAGTTAGCAGACGGAACTACAGTTCTTGAAGCAGACGCATTTGAAATGGATAACGAAGTATTCGTTGTAACACCTGATGAACAAAAGATTCCATTACCTGTAGGAGAATACGAATTAGAAAACGGAATGATCCTAGTAGTAGAAGTTGAGGGTATCATCAAAGAAGTTAAAGAAGCAGTTGTTGAAGAAGTTGCTCCTGAAGCGGAAGTTGAAGTAGAAGTTGAAGCGGAAGCTGCACCTGTAACACCTACTGCAAAGAAAACAGTTGAATCAATCGTAAAAGAAACATTCTTCTCAGAAATTGAAGCACTTAAAAACGAAAATACTGAATTGAAAGCTAAATTGGAAAGCCTTTCTAAAGTTGAAGAAGTTGCAGTTGAAGCAACCGAACTTTCAGAAGAACCTAAACCAATTAGTTTTAATCCTGAAAACACGAATCCAGTTGAAACTTTCAAGTTTGCTAAAAACAGAGAGCGTAATACATTGGATTCAATCTTAGAAAAATTTAACAAATAATATTAACTAACAAACATTTTTAAAAAATGGCAACTACAACATCAATTACTACAACTTACGCAGGTGAGTTCGCAGGTAAATACATCGCTGCTGCTTTGTTATCTGCACCAACATTGGACAAAGGTGGAATCACTATCGTTCCCAATGTGAAATACAAACAAGTTATCAAACGTGTAGCTACAGACGGAATCGTTAAAGACGCTACTTGTGACTTCGATGCTACATCAACAATCACATTAACTGAGAAAATCCTTCAACCTGAGGAGTTCCAAGTTAACTTACAATTGTGTAAAAAAGATTTCGTTTCTGATTGGGAAGCAATTTCTATGGGTTATTCTGCATTCGAAGTGATGCCGAAAAACTTCACAGACTTTTTATTGGCACACGCTGCTGAGAAAGTTGCTGCTGCAATGGAAACATCTATCTGGACAGGAGTTAACGCAACTGCAGGTCAGTTCGCAGGTTTAATGACACAATTGACTACAGACGCTACTTTACCATCTGCTCAAGAAGTTGCAGGTACTACAGTTACTGCGGCTAACGTTATTACTGAATTAGGTAA